ATAAGTACGTTGTCACCAAAGTCATCGCAGTTGCAAAGACCGGCGCGTTTGGTACAGCCTGCGCTGGGGGTATTTATTCTGCCGCATCCAAGGGTGGAGATGCTATCCTAGCAGCAGCACAGAGTTTTGCTAATCTTACTGCTGCGGGGCTTGCAGTTGTTCCGGCCATGACTAACATCATTCAGAAGCAAGAAACTGCGACCCCATTCCTTTCCCTTACTACAGGGAACACTGGTGCTCTAACTGCCGACATTTTCATTGTTGGCGTTATTGTGGACTAAACAACCATGACTAGTGATGTAAGTGGTCGCGGCGTAAGTATTTTTGGGGCGTCGGTTTATACCGGGGCCTGGGCTGGGCGCCCCGCTGCCGCTTCTTTTACTGGTAATACCATGACGGTTACTGATATCCCTATTGGGGGCATGTCTCAGTGGTATTCAGATGGTGTTAATTGGCGCCCTATGGGGGGTGTTGTCTCAATAATGACCAATAATGTTCCGTTCATCATGCCCGGTGCAGGGTCAATGGCGAATAACGGGGCGGTGACGCTTACGACCGGTTTCGTCACCACGACCTACCCGAATGGAAGTTGGACATATTTCCCCTCGAATGCAATTCAAGCGGGGTCGGCGGCTGGGTGGTATTTTACTAAGTGGACTAGTACTACTGTTGGGCAAGTTTTCCAAGAGACATACACTTCTGGAGTACCAACAATTGTAGCATCCCCTACCGCCTGGGCCACGACAGGCCCCGGCGCGTTTGCTGCTAATACAACAGAGATTACTGGCCCATCAATTACTATCCCCGGTGGGGTGCTGTATAGTACGGCATCGCTGATGTGTCGAACTAGTACCCAAGCATCGAATACGGCTGACATTAAAACCCTACGGATTAAGTATGGTGGCACGACCATACAGTCTGTCAGTAATACCAGCATTGTAGGCTCCGGTTCCACCCAAGGTGCTTGGGAGCGGGGGAACTCGCTTCAGGGGATTTACGCTTCAACAGGCATTGGCAGTACAACAATCAACTCAAGCATTACAATCGATAACACGGTTAATCAAACCTTTTTGATTTCTCTCCAAGCAGCGGCCCTTATTCTGACCCTTGAATACTATGAAATTCTTTTGCGGGGCTGACCATGGAAGAAATCTTTGAAAACACCCCGGAAAACCTTGCAGCGCAGTTGGCCCGCACCGGGGTGCATGTATGGGTCGATGTGGACCGTATTGTTGTCACCTCCATCGAAGAAGTTTCACAGCCGTATATCCCCCTCACCCCCCGCGCTTTTAGGGACCGTTTTTTAGACCTTGAACTCAGTATGCTTGCAATGAGTACTGATCCTGGGGTGAAACTTCTCCTTCTCAAAATCTCTACTGCCGGTGGGGATATTGACCTTCGAAACAACCCTAGCGTTTCCGCTGGGCTTGACTATCTGGTTTCTAAAAACCTCTTACTCGCCTCTCGTAAAGCGGAGATTTTAGCATGAATGAACACGACATTAACACTGCCAAGCATATGGTAGACGCCATATCGGTCTTGACTGTTGTTGGTACATTGATGAACATCCTACCAGCGGTTGCGGCACTGTTCACAATCATTTGGACAGGTATACGCATTTGGGAAACCGACACCGTGCGTGAACTCACTGGTCGGGTTAAGTCTAAAGGAGCTAAAGATGGCGACGAAGAGTAATCTGTTCAAGGGTAAGGAATCTTACTCAGAAGAACTGAAGGAAGCTAAGGCTATTAAATCTGGTAAAGTTTCCCCGCAGCGATCTGCTAAGGAAGAAGTAGCAGAGAATTCTAAGTTTGCCAAGGGCGGTATGCCCCCGGTTCGATTGCCCCCGCAACAGGCTGGTGGTCGCCCACCTCCTCAAACTCCTACCCCGCCCCCACAACAGGCTTTTGCCAAGGGCGGTATGCCCCCGGTTCGACTGCCCCCGCAACAGGCTGGTGGTCGCCCGCCTATCCAGACCCCTACCCCGCCCCCGCAACAGGCTTTTGCCAAAGGCGGTAACGTAGGTGAGAACCGTGGTATGTCTAACCCCATGCCTAAGGCTAAGGCGATGGGTACACTGGGACGGGCCTTTTCTAAGGGTGGCTATACCTCAGTAGCAGACGGCGTTGCGCAGCGTGGGAAGACCCGTGCGCAACAGTTCAAAGCTGGTGGCAAGTGCAAGTAAGGAGCTATCATGAAGAAGCGTAAGTTTGAAGATGGTGGGGAAATCGAAGGGTACAACGACAAGACTGTCCTCGAAGATAAAACCGCTAAATCTGGGCAGAATTCCAATATTGACGATGAAACCCGATCTAACGCTATGAAGTGGGTGAAGAAGATGCAGGGTAACGCCGACGATAGTACCCCTGATGCCGTTGCTACTAAGACTTCTGCTAAGACGCCCACAGCTAATGGTGGAAAATCTAGCGCCGGTAATACTACGACAAAGGGCAAGTCTGGTAGTGGTGATATCCCGGTTGATCCTGATTTGAAGGCTCCTAAGGCTACGCCGGGTTCGCCTGCTTTTGGTTCTGGTGCTGGTGCTGGTGCTGGTTCTGCGGCAGCTTCTCGCCCTGGTATCATGGCACGTATGAAGGCTAAGGACGCGGATTTGGCTAAAGCCATTATGCGGACCCGTGAATCTACCCCTAGTCTGGGCACTGGTACCGAAGGGTATGGCGATAGGAAACAGAAAGTGCTTAGCACCAAGGGGCTGAATCCGAATACTCTCCTGCCAGATAGCAATTATTCCAAAGGTGGCGGGGTTAAGAAGTACGCCAAAGGCGGCTCTATCGATGGTATCGCTCAGCGGGGTAAGACCCGTGGGAAGTACTGCTAATGCGTCCGTCACGCGGCATGGGTGCGGTAGACCCTAAAAAGCTGCCCCCCCGTAAACCAGTACAACCTGTACCGAGTAAACAATGAGCACTTCTGGGACCACAACATTCTCCCTAGATTTGGGGGAAATTATTGAAGAAGCATTTGAGCGTTGTGGTTCAGAAGTACGCTCGGGCTACGATTTTAGGACCGCCCGCCGCTCGTTAAACCTACTCCTACTGGACTGGGCGAACCGAGGGGTTAATCTCTGGACTGTGGCGCAGTCTAGTGTGACGCTGGTGCAGGGCACCGCCACCTACACCATGCCTACGGATTGTGTTGATTTGATTGAGCATGTGATTCGCACTAATTCAGGGGTTACGAATTCGCAAGCTGACCTGAATATTACCCGGATTAGTGTTTCTACGTATGCCACAATCCCTAACAAGCTTGTACAAGCCCGACCCATTCAGTTGTATGTAGATAGGGCGGTTGCAGCCCCGACGGTGACCGTATGGCCCGTGCCTGACGGATCGACTACTTACACGCTTGTGTACTGGTATCTACGCCGAATGCAGGATGCTGGCAACGGCGCTAACACAGAGGACATCCCGTTCAGAATGCTCCCCGCCCTTGTGGCGGGATTGTCGTATTATCTATCTATGAAAATCGCAGGGGCAGATGCCCGCATGCCTGTGCTGAAGCAGGTGTATGACGAGGTGTGGCAGATGGCTTCCGATGAAGACCGCGATAAGGCTTCGGTTCGATTTGTTCCTAGGCAGTCTTTCATTAGCTAATCATGGGAAATAGGTTTACTAACGGCGTTAAAGCGATCGCTGAATGTGATCGTTGTGGCTTCCGTTTTAAGTTGAAGGACCTGAAGAAGCTAGTCATCAAGACTAAAGAAGTCCCAATTAAAGTATGTAACGCATGTTGGGAGCCAGACCACCCGCAGCTTCTGCTGGGCATGTACCCGGTGGACGACCCCCAGGCTGTGCGCGACCCTCGCGGGGATCGCAGCTATACTTCCTCAGGCACCACCACGGGCGGGTCTATCGGGGAGGGGAGCCGGGTTTTCCAGTGGGGGTGGACCCCAGTGGGGGGCGGGCCGGATTTCTCACTAACCCCAAACGCCTTAGTGGGTAGCACCACGGTGGCGGATGTAACTGTTACCACTTAAGGAGTACGAAATGGCTACTGGATTTGAAGCTAATGGTTTCAAGATGATGCAGGGTGAATTTAAGGCCAAGAGCGCCCCCAAGGGCGCATCTGATAAGACTCAACCCATTGAGAAGCAAACCTTTAGTAAGACCGCGAGTGCGGGACCTACTACTGACGAATTCAAGAAGCTTGGGCGCAATGTCGCTCGGGCTAAGAACCAGGGGAACTAAGATGGCTACTGTAAAAATTACCCCTACTGTTTTTCCTCGTAAGGCTGATACTAGCGGCACCGCTGTACCTAACCCCAAGGGGTTCCCTGACGCTGAGGCTAAGAAGAATACTGCGAAGATTCGTGGTACTGGTGCGGCTACTAAGGGACTGACGCATAGCGACAAGATGGGCTAATCATGAATTACGCATCATTGCTAACTGCGGTTCAAGACTACACTGGCAACACATTTGCCACGACTGATTTCGCCACTATGACGCAGTTGGCAGAGCAGAAGATTTACAACTCTGTTCAGATGCCGATCATGCGTAAGACCTCTGCACCCACGTTGTCTAGTGGAGTAAGTACTGTAGCTGCGCCGTCAGATTTTCTAGCGCCGTATTCGTTCATGTTGACGGATACGAACGGGAACGTGGTGTACCTTATTGACAAAGATTTGAGCTACATTAAGGAGGCGTATCCCACGACGGCTACGGCCCTCCCTAAGTACTACGCTATTCAAGGTCCACAATCTGGGTCTGAACTTCTAAGTCAATTCATTCTTGGCCCCACGCCAGACGCCGCGTATACGGCGTCCTTAGTCTATCAGTATTATCCTACTAGCATTGTAACCGCTGGGAACACTTGGCTCGGCGATAACTTCTTTTCAGTTTTGATGAATGCTGTACTGGTGGAAGCTGGACGGTATATGAAGACTGAAGACGATGTGATGAAGATGTACGTAGATCAGTACACTCAATCTTTGGCCTTGTTCAAGAATCTGGTTGATGGTAAGCTGCGGCAGGATGCATACAGGTCCGGTCAGCTACGCACTCAGGTGATCTAAATGGCGCTTACTCAGGGGCTTACAACTAGCTTCAAGACGCAGATTCTTAACGGAGTCCATGCGCTGACCACTGATGTGCTTTATATTGCGCTGTATACTAGTACAGCGTCTTTGGGCGATACGACGACGGTGTATACCACCACTGGGGAAGTCACGGGTACTGGGTATTCAGCAGGTGGAATTTTGGTGACAGGGGTTACAGTGTCTTCCAGCAATAAGGTTGCATATGTCTCCTTCACTAATCCTAGCTGGCCTTCTTCGACGATTACAGCACGCGGGGCTCTACTTTATAACACTTCCCGTTCTAATGCGAGTATTGCTGTACTTGACTTTGGTGCTGATAAGTCATCTTCTAACTCAACATTTACATTGACGCTTCCTAGTGCCACGTACTCTACAGCGTTGATCCGAATTGCTTAAGGTGTAACATGGCTGACGCATATACCACATCACTACGCCTTACTAAACCGGAAGTCGGTGCGGACAACGGTACCTGGGGGACGATTCTCAATAATGGTACTATTCAGCTAGTTGATGATGCTATTTCAGCTATGGCTTCGGTCACGATGACCGATGCTAATTACACGCTGACTAACAACAACGGCTCTACCGATGAGGCTCGTAAAGTATATTTGTACGTCACGGGCACGCTGACTGCTGCCCGTAATATTGTTTGCCCTAATGCGGCTAAGCTTTACTACATCAAGAATGCTACTACTGGCGGCTACGCAATCACTTTGATTCGTGCTAGTGGTACTGGTGTGTCTGTGCCCAATGGGCATAGTATGTTGCTGTATTGTGATGGCACAAATGTCATTGACCCGATCAGCTACTTCACCGCGTTTAACTCTGCATCCATTGGGGCCACCACCCCTGGCACCGGGGCGTTCACAAACCTATCATATACCGGAACCCTCACGGGTAGCACCGGGGTGCTTAATATTGGCTCTAATCAGATTTATAAAGATGCCAGTGGCAATGTAGGTCTTGGTGCTGCCCCAGTGGCGGGGCAGGGGGTGTTGCAGGTTAACGGAGCGGTTACTAGTTTATATACGATTAATGCCCAGACAGGGACTTCTTACACGTTTGTTGCTGCTGATCCTGCTAAGCTGACTACGTTGAGTAATGCTTCAGCAATTACGCTAACGATCCCATTGAACACTTACAGCACTGGTACTACGATTGATTTCATGCAGACTGGCGCGGGGCAGGTTACGGTAGTTGGTGCTGGCGGTGTAACAGTCAATGGCTCTCCTGGCCTTAAGACTCGTGCGCAATATAGTGCAGTAACTGCTATCCTAATCGCGGCCAACTCCTGGGTGCTTGTCGGGGACCTTTCAGCATGAGGCGACTTGGTATTTTTGCTAGTGGGGCTAGTAATGGCTTTAGTAACCCTACTATTGCTATGGGGGGCGGGGTTGCTTCTCCCTGGATATATGCATACCCTTGGACAAACGTTGGATATGGCACTAAATATAGTGATCCAGCTACTATCCCTACGGGTAGGCTCTGGGGTGTTAATTTTTCCTCAAATAAAACTTATTTAGCTGTTTCTGGGGATACCTCCCCTTATGCGTATG